TCAGTTCCACGACCAGTCGCTTCCGAATATCTGCCGGCGCCGGGACCAGGCGTAAAGTACGAGCCCAGCATGGAGGATCACCGAAAATGGATTAACCGGTGCGCCCTTCATGATTCCGTACAGGATTCCGAATGCACCACCAGCCACCAGGTAGAAGGAGATACCCAATAGCGGCTGCCCAGACAACTGGACGGTGCGCAGGAACTCCAGAGCAGCTACAACGACAAGCACACACAGCAGCGCATCCAGCGCCGCCAGAATCGACATGATCATGATCAGGTTCCTCTCGTAGGAAGGAACCGCTCTGTGATTGCCGTTACTGCCGCCTTCAGGCCGGGGATGATATTCATCGCCAGCAAACCAATGGTGAATGCGACACCACTCAGAAATGCGTCATCGAGTGGAATCTCGTACTCACGCGAAAGCCATGCGGCAACCGGAGCAGTCCAATAGGTTGAGCACCCGAATCCGGTTGCTACAGCGAGCGCAGCTTGCCAGCGGTTCAGGCCGCTCAGGAATCCAAGGGACAGAATCGACCCCCAGAACCCGGCAATAGCGACGCTGTACTTGGCGAAGAGACCTCCGCCAACGGTCGTCATCGGGTCCATTTGCTTACTCCAGATGCAGAAAAGCCCAGGTCATTGCCTGGGCCTTGTAGTGTGGTGCCGGCAGCAGGAGTCGAACCCGCAACCCTCTGATTACAAATCAGCAGCGCTCCCTGTTGCGCCATACCGGCGTACTTCAATGCCGAGCACCTTCACTGGCACGAACCGGCAGATCTTTCTTGCAGATTGGATATCGTCGGGGTGGATGAGAATTGCGTGGATCGGCTTGCCACGTCGCCCAGCCTGAAGAAGCCAGCGTCTTATGCGATGCTCGAGATTCATCCATACCCCGGAAACGAAAAGCCCCGGCATTTGCCAGGGCTTCGGTGGTGACTTTCGCCAGAGGCGAATTTGTCACGATGGAGATAAGTCTGCCTCAGCCGGACATTTGTCGTCAAGCAGCATTTTTCATCATTTTTATCGCTGAGGAGACAGGCACAAGCGCTGCCTTGTCGAGGTCATTGCAGGCATCAAAACAAGACTGAATGAATCCCTCCCACTCCCTGGTCCATTGCTCTGACGACAGCTCAAGCCCGTGAATCTGGAGCAGCCATGCGCGGAACGACTCAGGGCTTGGGCAAGGATCAACCCCTTCGCTCTGCCCGCCCTGGTGCATGCGACGGTACCGGAACAAGACTCCCGCAGCGACATAGCGCGCCTTCTCGAATTTCTTCGTGTACATCCTTGGACCAGTTTCGTACGCGACCCTGAACACGATCTCTTCAGCAGTCTCCTTGTCGTCTTCGCTGGCCATCGGACTGTACATGTGATTGCCGAACACCTTCAGGTGCGCCGGGAGGGTATCGATCGCCTTTTGAATCACGCCGGCGAGCGCCTGATGAACAGCCCGAGGAGTGCTAATGTCGCGCTCAATCCTGGTCTGGTGGATTCCTGGCACGAAGGTGTGCTGGCTGTAGGAGACAGCATCCCCATCATCGTCGATCTCGGTGATGCGGCGCCGGAGATATCCGCCAGCCTCAACAATTCCAAGAGCAGCTCGCTCCGCCGCCTCAGCCATGCCGCTGTTCCAAGGGGTATAGAACGCATCGTGCCAGGCGATACGCGCGCTGTTTAGATTCATACCGTTGCCCTCTTCAACTCGCGCAGCTTGGCGCGGTACTCGGCGGTGATCGCCTTCAGTTCGTCGTTGGTGTACTTGCGGGGACGGTGATCAGCTTCCAGAGCCTCTACAGCTTCCAGGCCGATGCGTTCGATCAAGCCCTCACGGAAGCCCTGGGAAACGGTAAGCCCCTTCCTGGCGTACTTGCTTGAGCCCGCGTTACAGGCCTTGCATTGAAGCCATATGTTGGATGGCTCCAGGCGGTGCTCGGGCCTTGCCCCCTTGCCGAGAAAATGCCCTGCGTCGAATGCACCTCCAGTCTTCCAGCCTTGTTCGGCCAGTACCTCGGCCTGAGACTTGCCGCAGCTTATGCAGCCGCTGCCGATGGAAAGTTCGTAGGTTCGCCGGTAGTCCCGAACGGCCTTCTCTGCATCTTTGATGTGGTCGCTGTGCGTCTTCAACCGCTCCTTCCGAACCTTGATCTCCCTCCGCTCGCGGTCAGCGATGGCCCTCCGCGCCGGCGTGGCGTGCTTGTCCTTGATGGCCAAGGCGCAGGCTGGGGAGCAGACTTTCTGCCCAAGGCGCATCGGCACGAACTTGGCGCCGCACTCTGCGTTCTGGCACTTCCGGGGCTTGGGCTGGCTGGCGTTGAGCGTCATGCAACGCCCTCCCAATAGTCCCGAGTGGTGAATTTCACTCCGCGCTCAGCGGCGAAGGACTCCATCACCAGGAACATTTCGTTGAACCATTTCTTGGACTGCTTACGGGTCGAGACGCCGAGGACCACGAAGCCGCCGTTGATGCCGGGCACTGCGTCCTGTTGCTGTACCGCCGCGCTGAAGATGTGCTTCCAGCTCTCATCGTCCAGCTTCCGGCCATACCACTCGACCTGTTGGCTGATGTCGCGCAACATGGCCCACATACGCCTGTTTTGCGCATCGCTGCGGGCTTCGTCGTGCAGGCTCCAGGTCTTGCCCTCGGTCAAGTCAACGCGCTGAAGGATCGCTATAGCGCGCTGACGGTCGGTCTCGTTGCGGAGGTGGAATCTGGGATTAGCCACAGCACACCCCCAGACTCTCAATCATCACGTCATTGCGCGCAGTGCAGACCGCCTCGGTAACAGGATCGCAGTCGTACACACCGATCAGTTCGCCGTTTACGATCTCGCCGTCGCGGCATTGCTGCTCGGCTTCGCGCCATGTACTGGCCTCAACTTGCCGACCGTAGGTGCGCAGGCCTTCCATGCGCAGGAGTTCGAAAACGGCCATCACACAGCCCTCCGCTCAGCCCGTTCAGCGCAGTCCCGGCATTTACGAACGCCAGGGATGATCGAACGCCGCGCTACCGGGATCTCCTCGCCGCAGTCTTCACATTCGGACAGGCTCTCGCCGACGTACTTGACTCGGGAGTACAGGCGTTCAGCGAGTTCACGCTCGGCGTAATCGTTGGCGATGTCTACGATATCCATGTCACTCGCCCTCCCCTTGCAGGCTCTTCAGCAGTGCCTTGAGTTGGCGATAGCTTTCCATCGACTTGGCGCTCGATTCGCGCTCCTGCTCGACTGCCAGCGCGACGTCCTCGATGCGATCAGACAGGCGCTTCATGTGCTCGGCCATGCCGGCGAGCTCGTTTGCCAGTTGCGCCGGCGTGCGCAGCAGCGCACCGGGCTCTTCCAGCAGCGCGCGGAGCAGGGCGCGGAACATCAGGTCGCCGAGATAGGGCAGCGGCTCGCGCCGTGCGGTCAGCTCGGCGAAGACCTGGCCGGCGCTCGGCCGCTCGCCGTCGCGGACGATCTCCAGTGTCAGCCGTTCGCTCAGCGACAGGCCGTCGCGCAGGGCCGGGCAGTTCAT